GACTTAAACCGTCAATGACCACCGATTGATTGGCGATACCCGCGCCGATGATCAAGTCACCCCATACGCCCATAACGCTCATAGCTGTCTTCTTGTAGATGACTTCCTTGAGGTTGGGGTGTATGTCGGTCTTCCGATATACCTGAGCATTGTAATCTGGCTCGTTCATCCCAGCCGTGTAACTCACTTTCCACATCTGTGGGACATAGCCAATACTGCCGGATATGATCGGGAGGAACATGCCTCCAGAAGCTGTTATGATCATCCCGCCAGCGGAACCAGCAGTTGGGAACAGCTGGAGCATACCAGACAACGGGTCAATCTTTACCCACTCCGGCGGAATAGTCATCATAGGTTGGTCGCCATAATACAGCTGGATGCTCTCCACCGACAAAACAGGCTTCTTCCACAGCTTGATATAGCTCCAGTTCACGTAGTCGTTGACCAAGTAGTCGTGGAACTCTTCCTCAGAACGCGGCTGGATTGCTATGTTGAGCGTCTGTTCAGCCCAAGCGATAGCTGAGTTCAAATACGATTGGAGCAAGTCGTCAGGGAACGGGTTGCCCTCCGTATCGAACAAAGGAATGCCGAATATGACGCGATTCTTCATCTCGTTAATGTCGAAGTTGATTGCCATGTTTTACACCCCCTTCTTGGAAGTCTCGACAGCCGTTACTTCTTTTGGTTCAAGTGCGCACCACGTTTGGACTTCGGAGCTTCTTCAACCTTTTCCTCAGTCGCTTCCGGTTCGCTCTCCGGTTGCGCGTCCTCGTCGTTCGGGACGTCCTCGATACCGACTTGCTCAAAGCCGCTGATCTGGCTAAGGGCCGTCAGGTCTTGTTCGTCAAGGTCGTTCTGGAGGATACCTTGATCATCAAATTTAAGCACACCGTAAGCGGAAATAAGCGTGCTGTTTGCATAGCGTCCGTTCTTCAAAATCATGGTCATTACCTCCCGTAATTTAGTTGACTAACAAAAACAGGGTGCTGGGGAGTATCCCCCAAACACCCCGTTTGGTCAAGGCCGATATTAGGAGTTGTACAACTCCGCTTTGATGTTGACAAACTTCATGAACTTCTTAGGCGCGTAAAGTACAGGCGTTCCGTACATCAGGATCATCCAGCGGTAGGACGGCGCCAGAGTCGCCAGATCCATCTTCATGATCGGAGCCAGCTGTTTGAACGCAAGAACGTCTTCGCTCATTTGGCCCATGAACGCTGTATAGGTGTTCGGCATGATCGGGTTGCGGTCAACAAAGGTCGTTACCGAGCTGGCAACTTGCGAGCTGGCAGCAACTTTCGCAATCGCGTAACCGTTCGTGCCGTTAGCCTCCGTGCGGTAAACTTGGTAGTAGTCTACCGGATAGACCGAGGATGCAGCGTTCGTGATCGTCAGCGTTACCGACTTGGCCAGATCGCCGGAAGCCAGAACGACGTCAGCACTGATCTGCGTCGGAGCCGATTCACCGCTGTTGTTACAAGCAGTTACCCAGTAGCGGTATGTGCCGCCAGTGGAACCGGATTTCGCCCAGTCACCGCTATCAGCACCGCCGCTCAACGCGCCAGTTACGGAAGCAGGTTGTGCCGGAGCTTTCACGCTAGTCGCGCTGGTCGGAAGAGATGCCGTCTTCTTCAGGAAGATGTTCGGGTTGAAGGACACCGGACCACCGTGAGTCTGGAAGTTGTCAACGACAACGCCAGCTTGGTAACCTTGCTGAGTCGGCATGATCACGCGCTCTTTCGGGAAGAATTCTTGGCTGAACTGCGCCATAACCTCGAAAGGCAGGAACATATCAGTCGGGATACCGTAGTTCTGGATGATCATTTGCGCGCCCCAGTTGATGTGTTTCTCTTCCAGATGCTGCGCTTTCAGGTCGATAACGTTGCCGGGGTCGATCATGGTGTTCAAACCGTCGAACTCAACATACTCGTTACCACCAGCAGCCAGTTTCGAGTTACCCCAGAACAGACCGTTTTCGATCTTTTTCATCAGCCACAGGATACCATCCTGATTGTAACGGGTGATAACGTCACCGACTGCGGAATTGACCAACGTCATCGGGTGCGTGACTTCGCGAGTCGTACCCACGAATTTCACGAAAGCCGCTTTACGTTGGTAAACGGAGTCTTGAGTGTCCGGCAGAACGCCTTCAGCCAAGAAACCGCCGCCGTCAGAGCCGTACGAAAGCAGTTGGTTGTACTCTTCGACCGTGTTGAACGCTTTCATCTTCGGAATTTTCTTCCAAAGCTTCACGTGCTGGTCGGAATAAGTCAGCACTTTCAGGCTGCTCTCCAGAGACTGAACACGGAACGCGCCGCCGTTCTGTTGCGTATCCGGCGATGTAGCATAGCCAGCAGAGAGTGCTTTGTTCAGGTCAGCAAGCTCTTGGCCAGTAGACATCCCAAAGCCGTTCGTTTGTTCCAACATCGCAAACACCTCACATTATGTTTAATTTTGTTTGAAAAGCGATTCCAACTCAGGACGAAGTTGGTCACTAGTTTCAAAATTGATAACGTCTTGGATCGTAACGCCTTGGCCGCCTTGAAGTGCAAGGTCAGTCAGCTTCTGAAGCTTCTCGCCTTTCGACAGCTCCTTGCTCGGCTCTTGAACGCCAGCGGAATGGTTGAAGGATTTCTCCACCACATTCACAACCGCTTTACGTCCAACAGGCTGGCTTTCAACGTTCGTCAGACGTGCTTCCAGAGCGGCGAGAGATTTCGCAAGCTCGTTCTGCGACTTCATGATTGCGTTGAAAGATTTTGCAAGGATTTGTGCCGTGTGAGCGGAAGATTGAAGCGACTTCTCCACGTCTCCACGGAGCGCATCGGTGATGCGTCCTTGAAGCTTCGTGAACTCGGTCAAGAACTCAGAAACCTCGAAGCCCTTTTGAAGCGACGAACTTTCTTGAGCTTCTTCGAAGAACGATTTTTTGACTTCACCTTTCGGCTTGTCATCCTCGTCTTCGTCTTCGTCCGCATCCTCGCCGTTGGCTTTGTTATCAACGTCACCGTCTTGCTTCGTGTCTTCTTTCGACACATCCCCCGGCTTCAAGCCTTTTTCAACGGTTTCGCCGTCTTCAATCTGCTCAGGCGTTTCGCTTTTTTCAACGGTTTCGGGAGTTTCATTTCCACCGTCGATAGCTTCAGGCTGTTCAGATTTGGACAGGATTTCGTCGGCCAAAGCTTCGATTTCCGCCAGAGACTTTTCCAATTTGTTGAGGTCAGACATGCTTACACCTCCCGGTTTTGTCTGGATAATATATCAAGGGCTTGCTTTCTGGATAAACCCTTTGATAACTGGAGAAACACTGTCAATTCTTTGTCGCTGATCGTTTGACCGTTCGCCAAGTTCTTCCGAACTTGTTGCCAAGCGTCAAAGTCATCAAGGTGGTAAGCAAGGTTTTTCACACTATGCTCTAAGTCCTCCTTGCGAAACGCTCCACCGCCGCTCTTGGTCTCAGGCGTCGTGGCGTATCCGGCTTCAAGAGCCTTCGACAATCCATCTTCACCGGGACGGAAAGACTTCACAACCGCTTCCCACGTTGCCGCTGTGTTTACCGGATTCGGTGTGATCGCACAGTTGTAAATCTTGGCCTTTACGATTCGGTTGCCTTGACGTTCAACCACCTTACCCTCGACAGAAAAGCCCAGTCGTCTAGGTGCACCAGATTTCTTCAACGCCAACGCCAAATCCCAAATCTGGTCAGCCATCGGGATGCCTTTCAGCAATTCCCCTTCTACCCATAACCCTTTGTCATCAATGTGCGTAGCCTGAGTGGGGTAGCCAAGGATGACTGAATTGTCATGGTCATAGTTGAGGTATCCGTGGTTGACAAAGTCGGAAATGTCAAGACCTTTCTGTACCAAGCTCTCCCCCTGACGGTCTTCGTCAGGCGTCGAAGCGTAGCCTTGGATGAGCCTTCGCCCTTCCTTCTCTGATTTCGCCACGTCGATGTCAGCGTTGACGATGAACTTGAATAAGTCGCTCATTTTCATCACCACCTTTACCGCGTAACGGCTGTCGGCTGAATAATCTGAATACAATATACAGGTGTACCAGATTATCTTTTATTTTCAATCCTCAATTTCTATGGTTAAAAAGCGCAGATTCGAGGTTGAAAGCGACTTACCGAACGCTGATTCTTGATCGTCATCTTGCTGTTCTTGATCTTTGTCGTCTCCTGTGTCGTCGTAATTCAGATTGTCTTGTTCCTCTTGGTCGTCACCTTGCCCCTGATCATCGGCGGCAGCTTGAGACATCTGCTGTTTCTGCATCTCTTGTTGAGCTTGGTTGTTGAGATACTGGATGTAAGCCGGATCAAGGATGATGTCTCCACCTTCCAGTTTCGGCAATCCCTGTTCCTTTCGAATCTCATTGACAGTACGGAACACTTTGACGTCCATCTGTCGGAGCTGGGCCAGTTCCTTCTCTGATTTCGCGTCGATACCAACAAAGGAGAATACAAAACGTTGGTCAAACTTGGACACTATGTGCTTGTTGATCATGGATTCAACGAACCTGAGCAGCGGACGCAAACCCTTATCACGAGAGTGATTCAAGCGGTCTTCGATTCCACCGTCACCCAGTCCACCGCCGCCGGAGCCTCCAGCGCCCCCTCGATTGGGGAAGTTGATTTCTGCAGGGTCGATCTGGTACACAGCGCAAGCGACATTGATCAGGTAGTTCATCCATTTCTCAAACTCCATCTCGCGGTTGGACTGGGACACGTTGATATACTCCAGTCCATCCACAGAAACAACCGGAGTCTTCCACGCTCCCGTCAGTCCAGATACTTGGGACAGCCACTGTCGTTTGAATGATTCCAGCTGATGCGGTGCAATTGGAGCTGTAGCGTTGCCCTTCAGGTTCAAAATGCCCTTCGTTGTTCCGCCTTGAGAGAAGAAGCGGCTGTTGTACTCTTCCGCCCATAGGTGAGATGTGACTTGATGAATCAGCATCTCCAGCTCGCCGTATCCGTACCCGGCTATTTTGATATCAGTTCTTGGGTTCGCTACGCCGAACGCCAGATCATTGGCTGTGAAATAGGCCTGAATAGTTCCATTAATCACTTGAACATATTTGACTTCTTCATTCTTCTTCAGGCCGCCGATTTGAGTTGCTTCCTGTTGTATGTCCTCGGAAGCCACGCGGATTGTAGCCGCGTCCACAGC